GTTCTTTTGATAGTATCATTTCAGTATTTTTTTTAGTTGTGTTTCTAAGTTAGTGCCACGTATCTTCTTTCTGAGCTCACGTGACTTGTACAGCTCATTGATGAGCAAAGCACCAATAGTGACTAGGTGCAGTTCATCAGCTGAACGGTCAACAGGTTGCTTGGCCGTGGCAGGCTTACGTCTAGTGAGCCAGTTCCAGAATCTTTTAATGAGCTTCATACATCAAGATTAGGTCAGACACTAGGTAGGTGATGAATGCCACCATCACCATACATGGATCTACAGCCAAGAAACCTACCACAGCTATCCAGAATGATAGGCATGATTGGCAGTTCAATGGCTTGTAGTCAGGCAGGTTGAACGTCATCAACGCTCTTGCCAGTCCTATTGATATCAGTGTGATTGTAAAAATTATAGAGATCATATTTGAATTGTTTAATTGCTTGGTGAATTGTTTGAAGTGATAGGTCTGTTTCATTGCGGATGTCTCTGTAGGTCATCCCATAAAGGTGCATCTTTGCTATCTCTTTACAGAATAGATCATTGTCATCCTTTGGTGCCATCTCAATGTACTGAATGAGTAGGTCTTCATACTCACTGAAGTCTTCAGCATCTTTGCTGGTGAATGAGTCAGGCAGTTCAATGTTGATGATGCCACGTTGATACATCCGGTTGAATTCTGACTGTTGCCATGTCCACTGATTGTATGCGAATTTGGCAAAGGTCCTTGGTAGTTCATCTTCACTGATATTGAGCTGGTGTAAAAGAAGAAACACATGAGACACCAAGTCAACATGCAGCTCATTGTTGCCTGTTATTTTCTTGCTGATCTCATATGCTTCCCTTGACCAAAACATGTGCTAATGTACTAAAATTTTGAACAGGTCATTGATGAATTGTTGATTAACCTGGTGACCGTTCATGAATCTCCACAGCTGATTGTACTTCAAGCCAGTGTCTTCTGCCAGGTGAATGAGACGGTACCTATCACGGCACCGCTCTTTCACTTGACGTATCATCCAGTCTGTCAGTTGCTCATCTTTAGAAAGGCATACCATCATCTGAATCATCTTTCTTTGGTGTTACTGGTGCAGACTCGTCTGGCTTAACGTATGGCTCTTTGATGGCAGCACTCATGTACTTGTTGCCTGCGGCCGACTCACGTACCCATAGTGAAATCTCCCACTCTTTGCCATCCACCATCATCTTACCACGGTAGTCCGGTTGATTCTCTGCAGTCTTCTTGTCATTTTTGAAGATTGCTCCTGTGTTGTTCTTTTGTTCCATTTGTATTTGTGTTTGATTATTTTGTATTGTCATAGATTGCAGCTAGTATGTACACCTGCAATAGTGAAATGAGTATTAGTATCCAGATTGCCATATCACTTCAAATCATCAATGTGTCCACCTGCCGCTGTCCATGCAGCTTCAAAGCCTGCTTTCCAATTATAATTGTCATTGGCTACATGTCTATGAATTTTCCACATGCTCATCATTCCAGTCAGTGCATCATAGGCTGTCTGCGCTTCAAATGACTCTGGTCTGAGCAGTCTGTTGTCAATCATCTCACTGACTTGTTCATAGGTTTGTGAATCAATCCAGTCATGTGTTAATGCAGTGAATGTGATTTCATAGTAGATGAGTCCATTCTCACCATTGAATACTTGTTTTTGTCTTACCTTGCTCATATCTCTGTTGTGTTCCAGTCACATGGCTTATGTTCACCATAGACTTGTGTTGTTAAATACTGCGCCATCTCAATGGCCTTGTCTAGTGATTGTTTCCACGCTCCTGGCTGTGTCATCAATGCAGCTGATATCTCTATCACTGCTCTCTCAAAGAATTCTTCTCTTTTCATTTTTACTATTTATTTGTTAATTGTTGCATGTATTGATCATAGTAGTCTGAGCATATTTTTAGACGTTCCATGATTTCGGCTTCCACCAAGATGTCACGGTCATATTTCACCACTGTGATTCTCTTGTCTGCAGGAATGTGATCTACCTGGTGAAGTTCTCTGTTGTCAAATGAGCTTAACAAGTCTGGATCAGTTGTCACCAAGCATGAAATGACTTCAGCCTGTGGTCTGTCATACAGCATCATGTATGCACGCATCTGCCACTCATAGTCAGAATTGTGCGCTTCATGTGGTAGTGCAGGCCATGTATCAATGGACCAAGATGTCTTGATGTCAATGATGGTGTCACTGGTGATGATGTCACACTCACCAGTTAGGTATTCATTAGACACTCTGCCAATGTGCTTGGTGTAGCTCTCCATGCGGACAGTGTTCAGCAGTTCAATGCTGTCATGCTCCTGCTGTTGTCCTTTGTCAATGTACCTTGATGATATCTCATTTCGGTAGTTGAAGAATGTTTCTTTAGCCAGCTGTTCAATGTGGCTCTTTGCTGTCTGGGATAGTACCTCAGACTTTGAGCGTGCCGATGTCATTAGCTTGCCCAGTGATGATGCTCTAAATTTCATAGTTAAGTATTAAATTGTTGTGTAAATTGAAAGTCCAATGGCAATGACTGCCAGTGTGATGATACCGTACCATCCGAAGTAGTGCCATGTCAAGCCCCAGATTGCAGTGAGACAGATGATGGTCACAGCTATCAATGCAAATTCTGTCCAGCGCTTCATAGTGGTGTCTCATTAAGTTTGACAATCTGTGCTTCAGTCAATGCATATGTACTAATAAATTTCTCAGCACTCCACTTGTTGGTACCTGCCTGAAGTGACACAATAAACTTATCAACAAGCTCATCTGTGGCTGTTGGCTTTGCTTTCGGTTTGCTTGCTAGCTCTGCATCATCATCAGTTGTTTGCAAACATAGCAGACTGGTCAAACTGTACCTTCTGAAATAACTCACGGCAGATCCCATTTGCTGTGGATTCTGACCTTCTGGTAGTTGCATAGTTGACTCTACAGATGTCAATGTCTCAGGATCAAATATACGTGTGACCACTGCACCATCTTGAATTGGCTGCATCAACAGCAGACCATGTGCCAATAGAATAGGCTCCACTGTCTGAAGTATTGCATTCAAGTCAGCATAGGACCGTTTGAAGTGTGGATTGTTGGCATTCTTGTACACCTTACCAATCTCTTGCTTTGCATGCCATAACTTCATCATGACATTGCCTGCTGGAATGTCCAGCTCTGTTTTTGTTTTCATATTTAAGAATTAAAATTTTTACAAATATAAAAAGAATTATGTAAAATTCTCCCACCAAATGATAAATTCATCAAAATTTCTCACAATTAAGTAGATTCCACCTGCACGCTCAATGCTTTCCTGGTATTTCTTCTGTGCATCTGACTGAATATCCTTGCCGTATTTGATTTCAATCTTCACTGAACGGCCCTTGATGGTGGCAGAAATGTCTGCAGATCCTGCTGTGCTTGTTGACTTGGTCCACTTGCCCTTTCCAACAGTCCTTGAGATGCCATCTACATCTTTTACCTTGGCAGCTTCACGGTACACTCCCATAGTGTTGATGCGTTCTGCTTGGTATCCACTCATCTGAATGAATGCAGTCACACATTTAGTGAGTCCATTCGCTGACGTGTCGCTCCATTTGCTCATTGCTAATGCATGTTCTGGTACAGATGGATACTTCTCCATCAGATGTGCTCTTTCAAGTGCTGTGAGCCGTGCTTTATTTTCCTTGTTCATGTGTATAGTTTTCGTTGTAGTATTCATTTGGGCAAAGTCCATTTGTATGGTGAAACATTCCCTCTTCAAATGCCTTTTCTATCTGCTCTTTCTCCATCTCAAGAAGTTGTTTGGCATCTTCAATGGCAGTCTTTAATCCAGCCATCACAAAGTGATATGACATTTCACCAAACAATCCATCTTCTTCTTGTTTCTTTTTTTCAGCTAATTCAATCCTATGCTCTAGCTGTTTTATCAGTGTGTTCAATGCTGTATTATTCATGTGTTGTGTTTTGTTTGTACCATTCTTCAAAGTCAAATTGCGTTATGTCGGGTGTGTTTAATAGCAAAGTTAAATACAAAGCACACAATTGGTCTTTCTCAATTAACTTGGCTGTCTCTACTAAATCTATAATTTTTTCTTCCCAAACAATATGCTCTCCTAGTTTAGAAGCTAGCCACTCCACCGCTGTCTTATTCATATTGCTAGATTATAGTTGCTTAATATGCTGTGAAGTTCATCTCTGATCTCCTGTACTTTGTCATGGACCTCATCTGTGAGATCTGCATGTTTTAATTCTGAACGCATGTACTGGTCAATTTCATGTATTGCTAATGCCAATGATGTTCCATCCAGTGCATTCTTGAATTCTTCTTGCTCATCTGGTAGGTTGAATGTTAGTTTTGCTTTCATTTTTAAGGTTATTACCTGGTGATTAAATTAGTGTTTAAGGCTGTTGCCTGATTATTATACTATGCAATGTGATAACATTATGCACTTTTTGCATATTTTATTGTTTAATTTCTTTTAGCCAGTTCTTAATTGTCTGCCTTGATACTCCAAGAATGTCTGCAGCTTCACTTCTGTTGAATTCCGGATGTACTTTGAACAGCTCTACAATCTGCTCTTTCTTGCTTTTGTTCTTATTCACTGCCATCACCTTCTTCAATTCAAAAGTTTCTGATGACTTTAACTTGACTTTTTTAGCCATGTTGATGAAGTACTTTGACAAGCGCTCAGCTTTCAACACTGATTCTTCAGCAATCACATGTTCAAAACATGGATAGTTCAATGGATCTACTTTGTCATCCTTGTGAATCTCATGTTCCAGATAGTCAAGTGTGTTGATCAGTAGTGCAAACCTTGGAATGTAGCTCTTTTGTTTTGGCAGCATTGACTTCATGTATTCATTCTCCATTGGTGAATTCTGCATGGCTGTAATTTCATCATGTATTCTCTGCCATTGTTTCTTTGCACCTGGTGTGAATTTAGCAATCAATGATTCAATCTGATTCTCATTGTCATAGTGCACCAGCTTGCGCTTCACATGATCATACATTGCCAGGATAAAATTCTCATACTGCTCAAGCAGTTGTTCATCCATTTCATTCTCATTGTACATCTCCACGTCAACATCTGGAAAGCATGTCAAGATACGGTCAATGAATCCATTGTCTTTGTTTTCTTCTGTGAAGAATTGATTCAAGATGCCCGGTTGAATACCACCCAAGATTGGAATGATTGGTGACTCAACAAATGAGCTCTTGCTAGTCTTTCTGTTCAGTGCCACACCTTTGTTGGACCATGATGATAGCCAAAATTCCAAGTCACTACCTGCACGGTACTTATTCATATCTTTCAGCCATCCTGCAAGCTCATCTTTGAACACACCTACAGCATTTTTGTTTTCTTCATGTAGCTCAACAAGTGCTTCAAGTGTGATGTCAGATGCAATGAATTGCGTTTTGTTTGGCTTGGATAGTTTCTCCTCAAATTCACGATCTTTCTTGTCCATGTCCATGTAGGCCCGGAATGCATCCATGCGTTTAATGTAGGTCTTTATTTCATTGTTGTTTGCTTTCTGCAATGGAAAGATGATGTTGTTGATGTTTGGTGTCTTACCTACTCCAGGACGGCCCACAATAGCCATCCACAAAGTAGCGCTTTCCACCCATCCAGTCTTGACTTGAATCTTGATACTGTTACCAATGATGATGCTGAGCAGCCACAGCATACTGCACCCCATGTAGTCAATTGAGCTGTTCAATGTTCTGTGACATTCCATCATGTATGTCTGAATGTTGGCAGGAAAGATATCAATTGGAAAAGTCATGGCATTGTTATCAATGGTGATGTCTGCAGGTGAATACTCAGCCACAATCTTCTTCACTTGACGTGTTCCAAAACCTTTCTTGTACAGATCATTTGATGCAGCTTTCATGTCACCACCATGATGCTTGTATGCATAGATGGCAAATGGTGACAGAATCTTCTCAGCTGGATAGATGGTGCCAGTAGTGAACAGATACATGTAGCCACTATTCTCATAAACGTATCCACTGTGGTCTGATGTACCACCTTCTCGCTTGATGACCTGCTTGTCCTTGAGTCTTTTGACGATTTTGAATTCACCATCAAGTACATCCCAGACAGTATTCTTCTCATTGAATGCGGTCCATGGTGCAATGCTGTCATCAGGTATCTTGACAGGTGCCTGCTCTACTTCAGGCTCTTTGTAGTCAAGAAGCTTGCAGATGTGAATGAGCATGTCACGGTCCTTTGTACTGATTTCTTTGATGTCAGAATAGCCAAGTTCAGTGACTTTCTTCTCATAGATGAATACATACCCACCAATGCCCCTTGTCTCAATGATTGCTTCAGGATGTTCTTTTGTCCTGGCTAGTTTCTGATTGCCCTCAATGGTGGCACATCTGTACAGAATGTGATAGCCGTTGTTGATTGTTTTGTAGATCACAAACTTATCATTGAAGTCTGCTATCTCTGACTGAAGATATTGGACAAATTCTGTCCAGAATTCCTGCTGTGCTTTCAGTGTTGGCAGAATCTTCAAGTCAACATCAATCACTTCAAGTCCATTGTATCCAGTACACAGTCCTTGACCTTGTGTTGTTGGTAGATCATAGACCTTGGCAAAGTCTTCTTTTGACATTGCCTTGCTTTGGAATTCTTTCCACTTGATGTTTGGTACTTTCTTGTCACCTATAGTGATCACAGAATAGCCGTCATCAATCAGACGGTTGATTTTTGATAGTGGTAACTTCATGATACTGCAGAGAATTCGTAGATGTAATTTGCAGCACCAGTCTCATCCACTCTCATGCCAGTGCATTTGAACAGCACATAGCCATCAGCTGTTTCAATCTCAATCTCCAGTTCAGGATTGTCTGCTGTATGGATCTCTTTCTCCAGTGTAGCAAGGTGTGTGAATGGATAGGTGACTCCAGATGTCTCAAAGAATTCACGCAAGTTTCTTACAATTAGATAACGTTTCATTTTTTCTAAATTAAGTTTTGACAAATGTATTAAGATTTGACCGTAATTTTTTTACTTTCCACTGCTTTCCACCTTCTTTCCACCAATTTGCCACCTAAAAAAACGCTGTAGCTCAATGGTGGTGTGGGTTGTAGCGCTTTTGCTTTCCACTTTTGCCACCTAAAAAAAAATAATTTATTTTTTTCTGTTTCATTTTTTTAATCAAAAAGCAGTGGTGGAAAGTAAATGGTGGAAAATTCAGTCTCAAAGCATTGATATGACTGACTTTCACTCTCTTTCCACCACTGGAAAGAAGTGGCAAATTATTGATAAAATTCAATCCATTCAATCAGCTTGTCAATGAATGAGTATTCATCCAAGATGACAAGTTTCTTCTGTTCATTCTTCTCAATTGGACATTCAAAGTCCTCACGCAACATGGCAATGTCTTTCTCAATGGATGATCTGTGATAGTCCATGCCAGTGATGTAGTTGATACGTGCAGTGATTTGTTCAATGCTGTGCGGCTTAAACTTGAGCATGTAAACAATACAGCTCATTCGTCTCATTTTCTCTCTCATAGCATCTCCTTTAATACCTCTCGGCTGATTACTCCTTGATTATCTCTGTACAGATCCGCATGCTTTGTATGAAGGTATATCTCCATGGTGATAAATTGGCCCTCATCATTGGTGATCTTCATGTGCACATTCGATGGATCCATATCTCTGATATTGAATTCATTCACTCTCTCGAATAGATTGGCCACAGTATTGATGTATATGCGATCATTCATTCTGATAAAGGTATCATGTTGCTTCAGTCCATACAGCACTGTGCTGTGATTCATTTCGAATAATCTCGCAATGGCCTCCAGAGTGAGCTCCTTGCGCAGTTCACTGAAGAGATAATATCTTTTATATACCAGCTCTCGATTTCTGCATCTGCGATTGATTTTGTGCTCTTCTGCGAGCTTTATGAGTTGTTTTACGGATGCCATATAAATTCGATTTTAGATTCATTAAATTCATTGATGTGACAGAGCTGATCCTCTTTGCCATCATAGTTAAAATTCCACTGTCTGAAATTTAGATTCTCATCCAGTACACCATAGCACCAGAATCCTCCTTCTGGCTCCACACTATCCTCCAGCCATATGCGAAGGTGATCATGCTCTTTGTATTGTATTGATTTCATTATGCGTATTTATTAAATTTATGAAATGCCTCCCTGGATACTCTTTGAAAGCTCACAGCTTCCATGTGCATGGTGACATTCAGCACATAGTAGTGACCTTCTTTTTTGATTGCATCCAGGAGATTGAGTGCGAAATCAATCTCATTCACTCCGCACTCGATGATGTAATATTGTTTTGTATTCATATCAAAATAGTTTTTGTTGGGATACGTGATTCTTTATTCTCTCCACAGCTTTGAGATAGTATTCCTCATCCAGTTCACATGCTGTGAGCTCGAATCCATACTCATGGCATGCAATGGCTATGCTTCCAGATCCCAGGTGAGTATCCAGGATTTTATCTCCTTGTTTTGCGTATTTATCCAGGATCCATTTGTACAGTGCCACTGGCTTCTGCGTGGGGTGTATTCTTTCAACATCTGCATTTTGTGGTCTTTTATAAAAAGTTTTTGCAGACTGATTAAACGAAGTCCAAGCGTACTCACAACTTGCAAAACTAACATCTTCAGGTTGCTGTTTATCCCATATTAAAAAACATCGTGTAGGAGGTAGTTCAAAATAGTTACCGCCCCATATTATTTGATTTTGACTAATTCGTTTTAATTCATCAAAGTATTTTTTTGTAGGAGTTTCATTATCCCATGTTTTACCTTTGCCCCCGTAATGACCTAAACGACCACTCGAATTTATGTCAATCCCATACGGAGGATCCACAATGGCCAGATCAAAATAATTATCTGGATACCTCGCCATGAGCTCCATATTATCCTCGTTCGTGACTGTGATTTTTTCTGTGATATTCATACCTTCTCAATTTTAATGATCAATGGATCCCACATGTCAAGCACTCTGATTGCATGATTCAGATCATAGGCCTGGAATACTCTGAACATCACTCGCCACTTGCCATCCACCTTCGCTCTGTATGTTGCTTTATATGTGATCATAGCTCGACAATGTATTTAATTTCACTCTCATCCACTCCACTGGTGCTCATAAATTGGCTGATGGCATGTGTGATGCTCTCCGCTGTCAAGGTCAAGCCTCCCAGCAATGGAGTTGATTCCTCCACCACGTCACCTCGGCTGATAAAATAAGTGATGTGATATGTCTTTTGATCTCTCGGTGAGAAAGCCATGAATACAGCTTCAGCACCTGTCACAAATTTATCCTTTATTTGTGACGATAAGGTCTCCAGGAATTCCTCCTCATCATCTTCCACCTCGATCCAGCCTTCTCCATCACAATCTTCACATTCAACATTTATCCTGGTACCATATGGCCCTGGCTCCGAATCACAATCATATGATCCAATGCCTTTACATTCATCGCATTTAATTTTCATATTATTCTCCTTTTATGATTTCTCTTGATCTTCTCATTCCATCTAAATATCCTTGATGATGTCCAGCATCATATCTCGATTGCACTCGCATCTCATATGATTCCTCCAGCAATCCATAAATATATTTTTTGTGATCATCATCTTGTTTCAAAAAATTCTCATTGGTGACTATCTCAATCACGAATTCGACAAATGTCTGATTTTTCATTTTAACAGCTTTTAGAGTGAATAAAAATAAAAGATAACAGCCAGCACCAGAAGGCCAGCGATCATGCCCAGGAGAGAATTTTTCTCATCATTGTCTCTGGGAGTAAAGTAATTGATAAAATTTTTCATGTGTTAATTTTTAAGATATAAATGTGCGTGATGGATGCGCACCCCCCCATATTTATTTTAGTTGAATAATCTGAATGCTTTGTCAATTGCTTTACCGCCATCAAATTTACGAAACCACATTTTGAATGTATAACTTTCAATCACCTCATCAACAAGTTGTAAAGCTGATTTTGGGATCCAGCATGAATACGTTTGATATTCATTCTCAATTTTATATGCCTTCTCAGTTTCCTCCAAAATAGTCATGTGATTGATAAATGGATTATTTGAATTCGTTGTTAAAATAATTGTTTTCATCTGTTAAATTTTAAGTTTTCTGCCTTACTGACCTTACAAAGGTAATCATAGTTTTTATATATGCAAATTATTTTCAACATTTTTTTAATAAAATAAAAAAGCACCCCATCGGAGTGCTCTCTTTTACCTAAACTAAACTATACGATTATACCTTGTGCATCACAAATATAGACAAT